TCGCCAGACTTCTACCTTTAGCTTTGCGGCCTCCATAAGCCATTTTAACTTCTCATCCTGTTCGATTGCAACCTTATATCCCTCCAGTAATTCTATGTAGTCAGGGTGGGCATAGGCCCATGCGTCAGATGCGGCTACTGTTTTTTCTGGGGACTGTCCGAACAAGATGGCATGTTTTGATTTCCTGAATATCTCAAGGTGAAGCCTGTCCGACTTGGCCTTGGCAGCGTTGCCCGAGTTGTCCCTGATGTAGTCTATGGCCTTCTCTACCTCTGCGTCTGAGATCATAGGACCCCCAGTACTCCTGCCCGAGTAGCGGCATCGAGCGTCTTGAAGATGAACTCAGCCTGCCAGTCCACTACGTCCTTGTCTCCGTTGTGCAGCTTGTCATGGCACGTATAGCACAGAGGCATTGTGAATATATCTGATGCTTTGTAGGCAGCACCTCCTGAGTATGGTGAATACCTGTGCCTTAAATGGTGTGGCACAATAGTATCATCCTCTATCTCACAGTTAGCGCAGGGTAACGTAGCTACAAAGTTCCGATAGGCCTTACTGTCCCATCTCTTTTGTTTATCGAAACTCATTGTCATCTTCCCACATTGGGGTGAACCCGTTTACGCGAACCCAATAACTGAGACTGGAGTAAACCCCATCAGACATGTACACACCCAAGCCGGGGGCATACTCACCCTCGAACTTCTCTTCCGCCTCCCAATACCAGAGCGGCCTCTTTCCCAAAACTTTCAGGAACCAATATCTTACACACCCTTTTAGATAGCGCATACGCCAGTCAAGCACTGCTCATCAGAGTTGTCTTCAAAGACAACCCCTCTCTTCTGGATTGCCTCTTCGTAGGGAACTGTGGAGATCGGTTGGCCACCTCTGGAACCGTCCGGGTAACACGTCAACCCCCTCAAACCATGTGCGTATTTTGCCACGGTGTGGGCAAACTTGTCTACTGTGCCTTCGTTGTTTAACTCTGTGCCCCAGGAGGGTAGGTTAAGGGTGCTGGAGATGGCATGGTCCACGTACTTCTGCACGTCATACTGGAACTTGATGCGCCTCTCTGGCTCGGCGGCAAGGTCTAGTGCGGTTTCGATTTTGTCGGGGGCGACTCCGCCTCTGATAAGAGACTCGGCAGTGCCGTCAATACTAATTTGATACTTCCATTTGGTTCCATCTGTAAGGTAGCGTCTGCGATAAGCAACTGCGTAGATAGGTTCAATTCCACTGGTAGTTCCAGCAAGGATTGAAATCGTCCCTGTCGGAGCAATAGCCCGATAGCCTCTAGGCCGAGACACAAAAAATCTATCACAATGTTCGTTGGCAGCATGTTCCGATTCATCTTTATAAACCTTTAGCCATCGTTTAAGTTCGTCGCACATGCCATAGGTCTGGCCCCTCTTGAGAAGCCATTCGTGCAACCCCATTAAGCCTAGCCCGAGTCTCCTGTTCTTCTCCCGGACCACTTTAACCTTTTCGTACGGGAGGGTTCCTCGTAGCGTACCACAGACAAGAAACTTTGACGCAACCTGGACCACATCTCTGAACTCCTCGATTGTTTCAATGTTAGCCATATTGACCGAGGCCAAATTGCAAACGTCACTGTCATTTTCTGAACTGATTTCTGTGCAGGCGTTACGTAGTGTTTCATTTTCTTTATCTCCAAAGTTAAAGCTGAACCCAGGCTCTCCTGTCATCAGGGCCTGCCTGCAGTTCTGCATGAAGATGTCTGGCATCTCCTTGTTCTCCAGGGCATTCAGAAAGGCATCATCATAGTTGAGACTGATGTTCATCATGTCCAAGGGAGCAGGGTAGTTGAAGTCCTGTTCCTTAGCTTCGGAGATCATCATCCCACTCTGTCCAATTGGCATCATGTGCCAGTTCTTCAGAGTCATAAACTGTCTGGCGTCTTCGTGCTGCCAGTTGAGGCTTCCATACATAGCTGATCGTCTTGATCCGCCTTGCATCACGTTCCGTCCTACCTCGTTTATAGTGTACAGCAGTGGAATCGGGCCACTGGCAACACCTCCCGTCCGCCGTAACTGCCGTCCACTGGGACGGGCAGCGCTTACATCTATGCCAATTCCACCTCCGGTCATCAGGCAACTCATTGCTCTTTGTGTAACTGCGGACCATTCTTCCCTCGTATCCTCTTCTAAACGTAAGAGGTAACAGTTGTTAATGTATAAGGCCGAGGGATCTCGACCTGCGTAGTAGATGTACCTTCCCCCAGGTATAACCTGGAACTTGGACATGACATGGGCCAGGTGATCCTGGTCCGACTTAGCCATGATGTGGTGGGTTGTTCCGTTCCTGTTTCCACAGATGTCATTAACAATGGTGTTAACTCGGTCATCCCATTGCTCGAATTGATTGGAGGCGTACTTCTGTTTGAAAACAGTTTCACCGAGGGTCGTTCTAAATGTCATAGGGTTGCTCCCGTTGAGGTTTGGAGGGCCGACTAGGAAGCACGGGAGCCACACTATCTAGTCGTTTCTCTTTGTTGTTACATGGAGGGTGTATATCGTTGTAGTGTTTTACGCAGCCCTTCACCTTGCACTGAATGAAGCGGTAAATCTGTATCACAGTATCAAAGAATCTTTATTGGGTGTGTAATCATCGTCAATGGCCATGGCTAACAGTTCAACCAAGGCCTCAAGTTTCAAGATTGCAAACGTCTGAGTTGTTCCTCGTTCACCTACTACTAGGGTAGGTATTAGATCTTTACCTTCTGATCCTTTAACTGCTTGGTTCCAAGCGTCAGTGAACAGCCAGTTAGGGAGAGACTTTCGGTGCTTACATTCAATACCCAAGTAAGGGTGCTTGATGTCGAGTTCCTGTCTCCCGTTCACGGGGATTCTCTCTCCCCCGGTTACCTTAGCTACTCGTCTCTCGAAGTTCTTCCAGGCCTGATCCTTCATCTTCTTCTCCACTTGACCAGTTGTCTTCATCCATCTCGATTTTTCTTGGGGACTGGTTTTCCTCCACAAGGTTGAGGGAGGCCAGGTCGAGAAAGAGGTCGAGGTCCTGTTCTCCCATGTCCCAATGTCGGGCCTTTGAAACACTGAGGTAGGCATCTGGTTCGTCCGGGCGGTCAGAGTAGTATCGGCCTAAGAGTAACACATTGTCTACCCTATCTGCCAGTTCGCCTGCCCCCCTGATTGAAAATCTATCTAAACGGTCCTTGATGCTGCCTGATTTCCTTGCATGGCAAACCAGGATAACGTGCAGGTCCAGTTCCCTGCAGGCATCAGCCAGATCACAGACCACTTGTTTCTGAGCGGTGTAGTCATCGTTAGCTATGCCTGAGATGGTCATCAGGGAATCAACAAGAACAAAGCTGGTTCCAAAATGATCTTGGCTGTACCTGATACTGGCCATGAGGGTTGTAAGATCAACACTCCCCATCTTGTCAAAGAAGTACAGCTTGTCTTTGCACCAGTAGTTAAAGCCCAGACCAAAGTCCATGCTTGGTTTAAGCTGTAATGAGGCCTGACGCCACATCCTGACCAGTTGTGCAACAGGACTCATCTCTAAAGAGACAGACAGACACTTCTCCCCCTGTTCCATGGCATTCAGGAGTATCTGTCCGGCGACGAGGGATTTACCCGAGGAGTTTATCCCGGCCAGGATAGTGCATTCACCTTTACGTAAACGGAACTTATCTGGTGAACCCCAAGGTAGCTTTACGCCACTCAGGTGCTCGGTGAGCATACACCGATCTAGTACATCTTTTGTGTATTCGTTAGCGGCCTTGATCGACCGCTCTGATTCTATCGTTAAGTACGGTTTAAGTAAGTCAAGGGTGAGTTCCATTTTCTAGTTGCCCAATAGTCAGTGTCTTCGAGTGAGCCAGGTTTCTCCCACTTCTTTCTCCAAGCAGGAGATCTGAACCACTCGTCGTATTTTGGAGTTCCACGGGTCTCAGCATGTGCTCCCATATACTTCCAGGAAACATTGTGATACCCAAGCCCTCCACTGTGAGCGTAATGCTCAAGAGACATCTCTCGAGTAGGATTATAATCCTGACGCTCAGGGACGGCAACCTTCTGTAGGCCCTGGTAGATCATCATCGCCTCTTCGAGGGCTTTCTGTTTCTGCTTGGGTGGTGCAGTAGCCTTCTGGATCTGCTCTATTTTACGGAGAGCACGATTTAATATGTTGTCCAGAGGGACAGAACCCTGTCGTTTAAGACGAACTTGAACCTCCCTACGGAGGCTACGCATTGATCTTATATGTTTGTATAGTCTATAATTCATAAGCAGGCCATGCAGTGGTTCTTAAACCCTAGTCCGGAGACTCCAGTAGGCCTACCCTATAGTAATAAGGGTTAAGGGTTTGATAAGTATAGTTTA